GCTGGAGTTACTGTAATTCCTTAATTAGAACATTTTATATATTATTTAAGGGGCGGCTTTTGGCTGCCCTTTTTTTTTATAAAATAAATTCAAACTATTTCTATTACTTATTAGGACTATGATAATAATACAACAAAACCAAGCAGACCCTACGATATTAAAGTGCAGGCCTGTACAGCGAACAAACCAAATTACTACAGATTTAATAAATAGGGAAAAGGCTATATATTTGATTTATTTTAAAAGTGATATGACTGGCAGGGTAGCTTATGCCTACAGCAAAGATATTGCTGATTATGGTAATAAAAGAAGTACTTACCAATATAGTGATATTGCAGTAAACCAAGTGCCTTTTAGCCAGCAAAATGTCTATAATTCTACAGTATGCTTTGAGCCTGCTGGTAGCTGGAGTTATATTATTTATGAAGTAAATTTCCCAAATGGAACATCTATAGATTTTCTAGGCTTTCCTTTTACCTTAATAAGCAGTGGCTTTGCACCTATTAATAATCAAGGATATTATGATAGTATCCCAAACCCCAGCCCTCCTTTAAGTAATAGGGGTGTTCTAGGCTTAGCAGTAGAAGAAGGGAAAATATTGGTAACTGGGGGGGATAATATAACCTACACAGAACATACTCAAAATAATGATAACTATATTTATACTCAATAATGAAAGATAATATTTTAAATGTAAACTTAGAAACCCAAACAGCACCCCAAGTAAGGGAAACAGTGGCTAGGGATTGGATAGAATATGGCACAGAAGATAATGTTAATTTATATCCACAGTTTCTAATAGATTTATTTTATAATTCTAGCACCCATGCTGCTATCGTAAATGCTACAAGTGCCATGATTGCAGGGGAAGATATTATCTGTGAAGAAGAAGAAAATACAGCAGCTTATATTAAAACGAAACAATTTTTTGCTAATATTAACAGCAAGGAAACCTTACATGAATTACTTAAAAAAGTAGCTTTTGACTTTAAGCTGCAGGGAGGCTTTGCCCTAAATATCGTATGGTCGAAAGATAGAACGGAAATCGCTGAATTATACCATGTTCCAGTGGAAAGGCTTAGGGCAGCAAAACCAGATGCAAGGGGGGTAGTAAGCGAATATTTCATATCAGCTAACTGGGCAGATACTAAGCGTAATGAGCCACAGGCTGTGCCTGCCTTTAATATAAATGATAGAACAAGCCCAAGCCAAATACTTTATACAGGTAGATACAGCCCAGAAATGGATGTTTACCATGTACCAGATTATGTAGGTGGATGTAACTGGGCTTTAATTGACCAGCATATCGCTGAATTTCATCTTAATAATATACAGAATGGCTTTGCTGGTAGTTACTTTATTTCGTTTGTGAATGGAATTCCTACACAGGAAGAAAGGTTTGCAATAGAAAAAAGCTTGCAAAAGAAATTCACTGGAACTAATGCAAGTGGTAGGTTTGTATTAACTTTTTCAGAAGATGCAAGCAGGGTGCCTCAAATTACCCCTATAGCTGTATCTAATGCTGATAAGCAATACTTGGCACTGCAGGAATTAATGACACAGAATATTTTAGTTTCTCATAGGGTTACAAGCCCTATGCTTATGGGCATAAAAAATGATACTGGACTTGGCTCAAATGCTGATGAATTAAATAGTGCTTTTGAAGTTTATCTTAATACTGTAGTTAAGCCTTACCAAACTACTATATTAAACTGCTTGCATAAGATTTTAATGGTAAATGGCTTGGATGTAGATTTAAGCTTTGTGCAAAGTAAGCCAGTTACTACAAGATTTACTATAGATGATATGCGTGCAGTTATGACACAGGAAGAAATAAGGGAAGAATTAGGGCTTGCACCATTAATAAAGGAAGAAGTAGTAGATGAAGAAACAAGCTATAATAGCCAAAACCTTACACAGCATTCAATACTAGAAAAATTTATATCAGATTTTGGGGAAACACAGCAGCCAGACTGGGAACTAGTAGATGAAGAAGTAGTAGATGGGGAACATAATGATTTTGATTATGAAACTGAAATTAATAATGTAGCTAATGAACAAATAAACTTAGCAGAGGCTATTACTGCAAAGCCTAATATAATTGGCAAGGATAGGAATGAAAGGGATGAAGAAAATACTATAATTGACCAAGATAATGTAAGCAAGGATTACAATAATTATTATAAAGTCAGATATGTTTATGCTACAGATAATTTTTTAACTAATAAAAGTGGCACTAGCAGAATGTTCTGTAAGAAAATGGTGGCTGCTGATAAGGTGTATCGAAAGCGTGATATACTTAATGCAAATAGCCTGCAGGTAAATAGTGGATTTGGACCTTATGGCAAGGAAAGATATAATTTATTTTTATATAAAGGGGGAGCACAGTGTCGGCATTTTTGGCTTAGGCGTATCTATAAAACATCACTTAGAAATGCTAAAAGTAAAATCACAGATAGCCAAATTATAAGCGTTACAAAAGCAAGGAGTGAGGGGTTTACTGTAAATAAGAATGATAGATTGGTAGCAATTCCTCCACAGAAAATGAAAAATAATGGATACTTAAAACCTAGATAATTATGGCTGGATATGTCTTATTCATCAGTGAAAACAGAATAAAGGATAGCACTGCAATTAATGGAAATGTAGATGCAGAATACTTACTACCATATATAAGAATTGCACAGAAAAAATATATGGAAACAAAGCTAGGCACTAAGCTTTTTACAAAGCTGCAAGATTTAATAATTGCAGGGGATGTAGATTTGCCAGCTAATAGCTACTATAAAACTTTGCTTAATGATTACATTTCGGATAGTTTGGTGCAGTGGGGCTTTTATGAATGTATTCCCTTTTTACGCTACAAGGTGCAGAACGGAAATATCTACCAAAAAACCAGCGAAACAGGCGAAAAGCTAAGTAGGGAGGAGGCACAAGATTTGAGGGAAGAAGTTAGAAATACTGCAGAATTTTATACTGATAGATTAATTAATTACCTGTGTGCAAAAAATAGCCATTTCCCAGAATACAGTCAAAATAGTGGCTGTGATGAAGTTTGCCCAGATACTAATGCTTTTTATAATGGCATGAATTTAGAAACCACTTTACCTACACAATCTAATCCTTATAAATTCAATGTCAATTAAAATTAACTACAAGCCAAAAGTGAAAAATGAAGTGGCTTTGAAAAAATATATAAAACAAAATGCCGATAAAAAACAGCCTAAACGGACTGCCAGAAGTAATAGGATTAAATAGCTTAACGCTTAGCGTTACAACTTTTACGAACATAGAATTGGCCTTGAAGATTATACTATTATTGGTATCGATTATCTATACGATAACCAAATTATCAAGCCATTTTCGTAATAAAAATGGTAAAAAATAAATAAAATTTGAAAAGTATGACAACCCTAGCAAAACTTACATCTATCTTTTCTCATACTAATATACTACAGCCCATACTTAATGCCTTAAAACGCTTGATATGGGCTAATTCAGCCACTATACTTATGAACTTAAAACACTTTAAATTACAAGAATTTGATAGCCCAGATGCTAAGGGAAGTGGGGATAAAATGGATAAATTATTTTTACAGAAATTAGATCAAGCAAGGGAAATAGCTGGCTGCAAATTTACTATAAATAGTGGATACAGAACCCAAGAGCATAATCTAAAAGTAGGAGGAAGATTTGGGAGTAGCCATAAGCTAGGGCTTGCTGCTGATATTGCTTTTAGGGGCAGTAGAGAAAGGTTTTTAATACTCAATTCATTAATGCAAGTAGGAATAAATAGAATAGGAATTGGTGCAAGTTTCATACATGCCGACTTAGATTTAAAGAAAGATAATAATGTAATTTGGACTTATAAATATTAAAAATGGCGTATAAACCGAAAAAGAAAAAACCTAAAAAAAAGAAAAAATAATGGGATTAAAAAAAGAAACTAATAAGCCAAAAGCTTTAAAATACTTTGTAGGGGAACAGCATGTAAGCTTTAAGCTAAAAAAGGGAAAGCATACTATTGAAATAGGAGAGCCAGCTTTAGGGGGTAAAGAATTTGCTGTATATATAAATATGAAAAGTGATACTGCTGGCAGCACTTGGAGTATTGATTTAGTAACCAGTGGCGATTATAAGGAAACTAGGACTATCCCTAATAATGTTACTACTACTTGGCATCATATAAAAAGCAATACTTTAGGCACTACCAAAACAAGCCTTATTATAACTAGCACCAGTGGGGATAAAGATATAACAGCACTTGCTGAAATTAAAATTAATAACTAAAAATTAGAATTATGTTTAAGAAATGGATTTTAACACAAACGATTAAAAAAGCTTTAGGTAGTAGAAAGTTCCTTTATACTGTAGCTGGTATTATAGTGCAGCTGCTAAGCGATACTTGGGGGATAGACCCTGCTACAAGCCAAACTTTATTATATTCGATAATTGCTCTAGTACTTGGACAAGGTATAGCAGATGCTGGAAAGAAATAACAGGTATAGGCTAAAGCCAGAAGAAATAGAATTATTACAAAAGCACAGGGCAAGTAAGAAAAATTCGGTATTAATTATCGGAGATTTGCATGAGCCATTCTGCTTAGATAAATATCTATTATTTTGCAAAGAAAAGTTTTTAGAATACGCTTGCACCCATGTAATTTTTATAGGAGATATTATTGATAATCATTATTCTAGCTACCATGAAACGGATGCTGATGGGCTTGGGGGCAGTGATGAACTTGAACTAGCTATAAGTAGGATAAGCAGGTGGTATGCTGCTTTTCCAAAGGCCACTGTAATACTGGGAAACCATGACAGATTAGTTATGAGAAAAGCCCAAACCAGTGCTATCCCTAGCAAATGGATTAAATCTTATAAGGAAGTGCTTGAAGTACCAAACTGGCATTTCACTGATAGAATGGAATTAGATGGCGTGCAGTATTTACATGGCGAGGGGGGAACTGCTAGGACTAAGTGCAGGGCTGACATGCAAAACACTGTACAAGGACACCTGCATACACAGGCTTACTGTGAACACTATGTAGGGCAAAAATTTAGAATATTCGGAATGCAGGTAGGCTGTGGGATAAATTTTAATTCTTATTCATTTGCCTATGCCAAGCGAGGGCGAAAACCAGCTATAGGCTGTGCTGTAGTTCTAAATAATGGCAAGCAGCCGATTAATCTATTAATGGAATTAGGAAGTGAATAAACACCCAGCACTTACCTTATTTATAATATACATGCTTTTAATAGCCTTAGTGCTGCTAATAGCGTTATAATTCAATACTAACACTCTACACTTACTTTCAAAACGCTTAAAACGCTTTAAAATGCTTTAAAGCCTATTGTACTATTAACTCTTGGAATGTTAATAACTTTCCAACAGATAACTGTTAATTACTTCATTTTTTATATCTTTGCCATGTTGTAAGTAGGTAAGCAGACAGTTTGCTATAAACCCGAAAACCTTAGTTATAAGAATAATAGCAGCCAGCGTGAAATGAACTTAGCTAGTGGCTTAAAAAATAAATTAAGTTTATAAATTTAAAAAAAGTAAAATGAAAAAGCAAACTAAATACAAAAAATTATTACTAGCTAAATACATAGAAACCCAAGTTATGGTAAGGGGTGGCGATATTAGCTTTTTAATGGGAAAACCTTTAAGCTATTTTGACTATGATAGAATAGCAGCAAGCATAATAAGCTTGTTATCTGATACTGATTGGAATGCTGATGGCCTAAGTGCTACTGAAAGGGCTGATATATTAGATATGGCTTTTATGTGTAGCTATAAGGTAGATAAGGAAATGCTTAAAACGCTTACTGCTTAACAGCTTTAAAAATTTAATGCCCTAGTACGAAAGTGCTGGGGCTTTTGTGGTAAGGGGCAAATTTACCCCATAACTAAAATAATTAAAATGGAAACTTTGAACTGTGAATTTTGCGATAAGATAATGAAACCTGCAGAACATGATATTTGTGATATATGTGGGGACTGCTTAGAAGAAAACGAAAGTGAATAATAATAAAAACTTAATAAAAATGGAAAAATTTAGCAAAAAATATGGCTCGCTTTGTGGCCTTGATAATAGCTTAGATGCAGAACAGGTGCTGGACTTTGTTAATGAAGATACTGGCTTTGTGGTTTCTATAAAGCTTGGCCACTGTGGCTGGTTATCCTTTGAGCCTATGTACTTAGTGCAGTGGCTTTGTAAGGGAACAAACTTACCTAGAACAGATTACTACAAAACTATGGCACTGGCTGTGGCTGGCTGCCAACAGCAGTATGATAATGATATTAATTACTTTATATAAAAAAATGGGAAATTTACTGAAAACAAATACAAGATTTTACAAGGATAGAATACAAGCTTATATTAGGGAATGCATAACGCTACCAAATACAAATACAACTAAGCAAAAAGTGGTGCAATTATTACACCATTTTGATGTAGATTATAACTATGATAATAATAAAAAAAGAATGCCAAACCTGCAGGATAGAGTAGGGAATTGGCTGCAGTGCTGCCCATCAGCAATAAGCCTGCCTTTTTACTATGTAGATATGATAGCAGATGCTACAAGGATACATAAGGCCAAAGCCCTTACTGATAAAGAAAAGGAAAAAGTTTGCAATAACTTTACTAATCACTTGGCTTATCATATATTAAAATATGCAGAAGAATTAAAAATTAACTTAAATAAATTATACTAAAATGACAGAAATTATCGAAGTACCAGTAACCACTACTACTATTAAAACCTTTAATGGAAACGATTTGCCCCTATACTTTAAATGGGATGTAGAACATACAGATTGGATATATAGGGTAAGGGTAAAAAATGGAAGAACTGTAGCTGATTTGCTACAAAAAACTGCAGGAAATATAGAATATAGACATGTAACTTTGGGCTGTGTATTTGCAGATGATAATATACAAGTTACTGCAGATGATTGGCAAAACCAAATGCATAAACTAATACAGCAAATGCAATGAATATAGATGATTTTAAATTAGGCATGGATAAAATGCTAGGCGATAGACATATTAATTTATCAGCTGAAAAAATAGGGCTAAGCAACATGCCGATGCAGGCTTATATAGGCACTTGGACTAAGTTTTTACTTATGCGAAGTAGTATTTTAAGCCTACAGCAAAAGGAAATGCTTACAATAGTTTTAAGTAATTGGTGGATAAATGGGGAACAGAATTGCTTATTATGGCTGGAAAGATATGTGGCCAGCCTTAATGAAACTAAAAAATTAGTAAGGGATTATCAGAAAACTTATGGCTGCATAAATATACCAAAGGAATACAAGGATAGGCCAAAGGTGGAGAAATTAGCCTACAAAGCTGCTTACATTAATGCTTATGGCGTTTTGGCTAAAAGTAATCTATTTACACAGCAGGGCATATTAAAGGCAGCAGACAGCCTTATTACGCTTGACTTACTTAATAATATAATTAAAACAGCAGACAACTATGGAAAGTAAATATTTGACAGAACACTATGGCGAGCCTACTAGCCATAAGTGGGTAAAAGAAATTGAAAGTGTGGGCTTTTACAGTGGGGAAATATGGCTTACCTGCATAACAGTTAATGAAAGTACTGGGGATTGCGAAAAAGAAAATATAGTATTTGATGCTTTAGATGTTTTAAAAAGTGGCCTTTGTAATAAAAAGGAAATTAAGAACAGTGTACGAAAAAAACTAGCCAAATTATGACAAGTGAATGCTGTGGGGCTAAAATAGTTATGGGTAGTGATATTTGTAGTGAATGTGGCGAACATACTGGCCAAGATAATAATTAAAGGGTAAACCTTGCACCCTAATAAGCAAGGTAAAAAATATATAAAAATGGAAAAAGTTAGTAAGTTAAAAAATGTACAAGCAACAGGGAACTTTAATGAATTATTCAAGTTTGAACTGGATTTTGAAGATGGCACTACAGGCATAGTGTACAGAAAAACAAATGATGCTAAGGTAGAAGTAGGGGAAACATATACCTATACATTAAGCCCAAAAGGTACTATAAAAATTATCCCAGAGGGAAAGCCATTTGTAGGTAGTGGTAATTATAATGCACCAGCTACAAGCACTGTAAGCAGCACTGGCCTTACAAGGGATGAATTAATAGTTAGACAAACATGTATAAAAGCTGCTGTAGATTTTTGTAAAAATGCAAACTGCAGCCCAGAAGAAGTTACTGCAAATGCACAAATTTTTAGGGATTGGATATTTACAGAAAAGCAAGCAGAAAGCTTAAAAGAACAAGTGGTAAGTATTGCAAGGCCGAAAGACGATTTACCTTTTTAAGATGCGAAATAAAACACTTAGCTTAACTAATACAAAATTAGTTAAAACTATACTAGATAAGGCAGTAGAGGTTTTTGATATACCTTTACTTGCCTTAAAAGGTACTGCAAGGCATAGCCATATACAAAGGATAAGAATGGCTGTATCTAATATAGCAAGGGTAGAAAAAGGAGTACACTACACCACTATAGGAAATGTAATTAATAGGGATAGGAGTAGCATATACCATTATGAAAGGCAGCATGCCAGCTGGTATATTAGCTGGAAACCTTACCAAAGGGCTTACGATTTATTATATAAAAGCTTATCTGAAAGCACTAAGCCTACACTTAACAAGTGCCAAATAAAAAGGCTATTAAAAGAAAATGAAATTAAGCCTGTAGATGGAACTGTTAATATTATAATTAATAGTGGAACAACTTGCCACAGCTTTACTACAGACTTGCAAAATTTTACAGCTGATATTGAAAATATTAATAAGGTATTTGTAGAATTTGATATTGATATTGATATACAAATATGATAGAATTATTAAGCAGCACAGCTTATTTAATAGTGAATAAGAAACTAAGCAAAAAGGTGGGATTACAAGCTGCAGCACTGCTAGCAGATTTAATAAGTAAACAGGTGTATTTTGAAACCCAGCATGGTGTAAGTGATTATTTTTTTAATACAGAAAACAATATTGAAAAGGACACTACACTTAGCCCTTACCAGCAAAGGGCTTGTATCGCTAAATTAAAGGGCTTAGGCCTAATAACAGTAAAAAGGAAAGGGATACCAGCTAAGCGATATTTTAAAGTAAATGCTGGACAAGTTATGCAGTTACTTAATAACAAGGAATTAATTATCCCTATGACTATTAATAAGAATAAAATTAATAATAATAATAATGATATTACTATAAGGGAACAAAGGTTTTTGAATGCTGTTTCTTTATTAGATTATGATATTGATATTAAAACTGAATTTACTAATTACTGGACTGAAAAAAACAAAACCCAAACGAAAATGAAATGGGAACTGTGCAGCACTTGGGATACAAATTTAAGGCTTAAAAAATGGGTAGCTAATCAAAAAAAATGGGATAAGCCAAATAAAAATACTGGCAGCAAATTAGATAGCCAGCTTGATGAATATAACAAAGGAAAAGCGTACTTATGAAAGCACTAGCAGACTGGGAATTAGAATTACTAATTAAAAAGGTATATGATTTAATAACTAAAGCTACTATAGAATTAGGCCATAGAACGGATGGAAAAAGCATGGCTGTACTAGCTAAATCTTTTGCAGCTGATTTACAAAGGGAAAACCATTTTAGGCGTTTATATTTAATAGATGTAGAATTAGCTTTTAGGAATGGAGTAAGGCTAGACACAGGCCAGCAGTTTATAAATATCCCTACTTTTTTTAAGTGGATTAGAGCACAGAAAATATTAATAGATAACGACACCCATAAGGTAGAAGTATTGAAAGAGCCAAAGGCCAATGCACCACTATACAGGCCTAGAATAAAATTAACTAATAAATTACTGAAATGAAAATAAAAGAAAAAATGTATGCAAGCTTGGCAAAAGCAGGCATAAAACTTAATGCAGAACTAATTATTGAGGACTGGGTGCTTGCATCAGAATACTTGCCGAAAAATGTATGGAATAGCAATAAGGGATACACTGGGGGCTATGTACAAGATTATGAAAATGGACAAAAATGCTATAGGGTAATAGGTACTAAAGAACAGATAGCAGCTTGGGATAAAAAGGAGGTAGATATGATGGTTGATGAAGTTTATGATTATTATCCCTTTGAACTAGGTGGTAAGGGAACTGCATACTGGAAAGGAATTTGCTATAATGATGACCCCAAAAATGCAAAGGGCTTACCTACAAGGCTTGAGTACAACTTAAAATACTATGAAAGCTTAGGCAGATATATTAGGTTATATGTAGAAAATAAAAATGAAATATTAATATTAAGAACAGCATAAATTATGAAAACTATACAGGAAAAAATAAAGAATTTGCTAGTAGAAAAAAGCTTTTTAAGGGATTGCGATAAGAAACTTACTACCCATATATGGCACAGGGAAATGCAGGCAAAGGGAATAGATACAAGTAGCTATAGTGCAAATGACTTTTTTAGGTTATATGCAGCTGGAAAAGTTACAAGTGATGCTACAGTAGGCAGGTTAAGGGCTAAGGTGCAGGAACTTTGCCCACTGCTTAGGGGGAAAAAATACATGGAAAGACAAATTAAGCAAGGTAAGGTAAAAACAGACTTAGGCTATGGCAGCAAGGCCTAGCATCAGTAAGCTTAAAAAACAGCTTGACAAGTGGTTTAGCTTGTACATAAGGCTGAAAGATAGTGATGGCAGTGGTTATAACTACTGCTACACTTGTAATAAAAGGGATTATTATAAATACTTGCAAAATGGACACTTTATTTCTAGGCGTTATTTAGCTACAAGATTTGATGAAGAAAATTGTAAGCCTCAATGCCCAGCCTGTAATGTTTTTAGATATGGAGAACAGTATCGCTTTGGACAAAAATTAGGGAAAAAGCTTGCTGAAAGCCTGCAGCTTAAAAGCAAAAGCACTATTAAGATAATGGCCTTTGAATATGAAGAAAAAATAAGTTATTATAAAAGCACTGTTAATAAGTTAATAAAAGCAAAGTCAAATAATATAGAATTTTGATAACTTTGTCAAGTGTTAAAAGGTATAAGCAGCATCAGTTATGAACATAAGGTATTAATAGAAAGGTACTGTAGCACAGTAACCGAAACTATTAAAATTATAACTGGTACTAATGCCAGCAAATATAATGACTTTATAGATGTAGCTAATATTATAATAGAACACCATAATACTTATAAGCATGGAATGTCTGCAGGTAATTTTTATGATTTTATGAGTATAATCCCCACTAATTTAAGCATAGCAGTACAAGGTTTTTTAGCTGGTTATGAAACTAAAAGGAACAGGGCAAAAGTAAGGGCATATAGATTAGTGCTAAATAACTTGGCTTATGATTTGATTTTAGATATGGAAGAAATTAAGCTTTATAATGACTGAAATTTATAAGCTTATAACTGAAAACGATAATAAGTTTAGGCTTTACGCTTACAAATTTACAAGGGATAAAAACGAAATTGATGAAGTGGTGCAGGAACTTATGCTGTACTATTTAAGCATGAATAAGGATACCTTAAAAACCATATTTGATAAAGATGGAATAAAAGGCATAATAGGATATGGCTGCATAGTTATTAAAAGAAGTTTGACTAGTAAAAAAAGCCAGTATTATTACAAGATTAATAAATACTATGAAAAAATTAGTAGTTTAGAAAATACCAGAAACAGTAACGATAGGGAAAGCATAAGGCAGTACTTGGAACAGCTGCCAGATGTATATGTAGAAAAGGAACAAAAGTACCAGCAGCTGGAATTAATTGATAAGGAATTAGATTTAATGTACTGGTATGATAGTGTTATTTTCAAGCTTTATTATTATGAGGGAAACACCCTAGATAGTTTGGCAGCCAAAACCAAAATAAGCCGAAATAGTTTATTTACAACTATAAACAAAGTAAGGGAAAAACTAAAAAAAGCTTTTGCAAATGCTGAATAAATACTTAGCCGATAATAAGGTTTATAAGGAACGATTAAAAATTTGTAATAGCTGTGATAGATATTTTAAGCCTACTGGTACTTGTACAAGGTGTGGCTGTTTTATGCGTGTCAAAGCCAAAATCAGTAACCAAAGCTGCCCAGATAAGCTGTGGCTTAAAACCAGTAAGCTAAGCAAACCAGATATAATCCCACAAAACTTAATAGAAGAAGTTAGATTAATATGGCCAGATATTAAAGATAAACGAGCAAAAAATCACAGGGTAAAAGCTAATATGATTGAACTATATAACACTATTTATCAAGGTGGTTTTAATTTAGACACAAACTGCAGCAGCTGCCTAAAAGCTGTATTTGATGGAATAGAAATAATACACAAAAAATATATAGAAAATGAGTAATTATTTAAGCCACTTAAAAAAAGGCAAGCAAAACCCTAATAACAGATGGATAGTAAAATACACCGACAAAGGCCTTATAAGGGAGGTTAAGCTTATCTTTAACCCAAAGGAGTATGCTATTATGAAAAAGGCAAAAGAATTGCTTACATGTAATGAATTAATAAAAGTGCTTGAAAATGATAAAACGGTCAGAAAAGCAAAATAAGTATTATTTTAAATGTATCGTGCTGCTGCTTGGTAATGAACTTGGATACCATAAATTTGAAATGCATGAACTTTTGAAACATAAGTTTGCAGCAGATACAAGCAGGCAGCTTAATGTACAGGAATTTGATAATTACTGTGAAACTATACGCTGCTGGGCTATGCAGGAACTATCAATAAGGATACCACTACCAAATGAATGCTAACAAATTATATTACTTATTAACAAAAATAAAGAATGGAAATAGATATTAAGAAAATAGTGCCAAACAGTAGTAACCCAAGAGCAATTAAGGATACTAAATTTAAGCAGCTAGTGCAAAGCATAAAGGACTTCCCAGAAATGCTAGAATTAAGGCCTATAGTAGTAGATGAGAATATGGTAATACTTGGGGGCAATATGCGACACAAAGCTTGCATAGAGGCAGGCCTTACAAAAGTACATATAAAAACAGCTGTAGGCTTAACGGAAGAACAAAAGCAGGAATTTATTGTAAAAGATAATGTAGGCTTTGGGCAGTGGGAATGGGATATATTAGCTAATGAATGGGATAGCCAGCAGCTTGAAGACTGGGGGCTTGATGTTTGGGTAAATGAAGATGAAAAGGTAATACATAACAAGCTGGAAGATACTTTTGTAATCCCTCCTTTTAGCGTTTTGGATACAAGGCAGGGCTATTGGAAAGATAGGAAAAAAGGCTGGAATGATTTAATAAAAGACAAAGGCGAAAGCAGGGAAGGCAAATTAAGCGAAAGCGAATTAATGGGCGATATTAATAATGGGGTAAGCATACTTGACCCAGTGCTGGCAGAAATAGCGAATAGGTGGTTTGGCTTAGATAACTGCAGTACTTTTGATTGCTTTGCTGGGGATAGTGTATTTGGCTATGTAAGCGATTATTTAGGCAATACTTTTACTGGCATAGAACTTAGGCAGGAACAAACGGACTTAAATAATAAAAGGCTTAATGGCACTGGCAGTAAGTACATTTGTGATGATGGGCAAAATGTATTAAAACATATAAAACCAAATACACAGGACTTATTATTTAGCTGCCCTCCTTATTTTGATTTGGAAGTGTATAGCGAATTGGAAAATGATGCAAGTAACCAAAAGGAATATAAAAGCTTTTTAAGCATATTAGATAAGGCTTTTACAGATAGCATAAAATGCCTAAAAGATAATAGATTTGCTTTTATAGTGGTGGGCGATTTACGGAACAAGCAAGGGGGCTATTATAACTTTCCTAATGATGTGAAAAATATCTTTATTAAAAATGGCATGCTGTTATATAATGAAATGATATTAGTAGAGCCACTTGGTACACTGCCCCAAAGGGTAAGGCGTTATATGCATAATAGAAAGGTAGGTAAGTGCCATCAAAATATATTAGTATTTTATAAGGGCGATGCAAAAGAAATTAAGAATATATATCCTAAATTAGATTTAGTAATAGATGAAAGCTAAAATGCATAATTACAGCGACTGGGTGGAAGAAACAAACCCAAGTAAGCTTTACGATTATTATAATGAAGTACTATTAGCTAGTGGCTTTAAGGTGCTTAATGTAGTGGAAGAACATTTTAAGCCTTATGGCTACACTGCCTTATTCCTATTAGGGGAAAGCCATTTTGCTATTCATACTTTCCCAGAACAAGATACTACCTATATTGAATTAAGTAGCTGTGTGCAGCAGCCTTATTATAACCTATTAAAAATAATAACAAATGGACAAAAGTAGACACTTAAAAAAGGAGGCTTTATTACAGGCCTTAGTAAATAGCTTAGGGGTGGTAACAGTGGCCTGTAGGGCTATAGATATTCCTAGAAGTACTTACTACAAATGGCTTAATGAAGATGATGTATTTGCAAAGGAAGTTAAGGATATAAATAATATAGCTTTAGATTATGCCGAAAGCCAGCTGCATAAACAGATAGGGGATGGTAATACAAGTGCTACTATTTTCTACTTAAAAACAAAGGGCAAGCAAAGGGGCTATATTGAAAGAAGTGAATTAGATTTAACCAGTGGCGATGAGCCTATAAAAATTAATGTAAATATTAAGGGGATTGACTATTGATACTGAATTTACTGGCACACAGGAACAAGCAATAGAATACCTATTTGATAACACTACAAGGGAAATACTTTTTGGGGGTGCAGCAGGTGGGGGTAAAAGCTATGTAGGCTGTGCTTGGCTAATACTAATGGCCTTGAAATATAATGGCACTAGGTACTTAATGGGAAGAAGTAAACTCGATGCACTTAAAAAAACTACACTTAATACATTTTTTGAGGTGTGCCAGCAGTGGGGCTTGGTAGCAAATAAGCACTATAGATTTAATGGCAGCAGTAATATAATAACCTTTTTTAATAAAAGCGAAATAATACTAAAAGACCTATTTTTATATCCAAGTGATAGAAACTTTGATAGCTTGGGTAGTTTGGAAATTACAGCAGCCTTTATAGATGAGGCAAACCAAGTAACAGAAAAGGCTAAAAATGTAGTAGCCAGCAGGCTAAGATACAAGCTGGATAAATTTAATATAATCCCCAAGCTGCTTATGACTTGTAACCCAGCTAAGAACTGGGTGTACACAGAATATTACAGGCCTTTTAAAGAACAGAAATTAAAGCCCCACAAAAAATTTATACAAAGTTTAGTAGTGGATAATAAGTTTATTAGCAAGCACTATGAAACCCAGCTAAGCCAGCTTGATGAACTAAGCAAACAGAGGCTGCTTTACGGAAACTGGGAATACGATATTAGTAATGATAGCTTAATAGATTATGATGCTATACTTAATTTATTTAGTAACAAAGGCAAGGCAGGGGATAAATATATAACATGCGATGTCGCAAGGTTTGGGGCTGATAAAACTGTTATAATGCTTTGGGTGGGGCTGCATATTGAAAAGATAGTTACTTACCTTAAAAGCGATATTCCATTAATAGTAGAAACAGTTAAGGAAATACAGCAGCAGCACCAAGTTAAGCTTACTAATATTATAATAGATGAAGATGGTGTAGGTGGGGGGGCTAAAGATTATTTAAGGTGCAAAGGCTTTGTAAATAATAGCAGGCCTATTAATGCTGAAAACTACCAAAACCTTAAAACACAGTGCTACTATAAGCTGGCCGATTTAATTAACAAAGGCCAAATAGGAATAACTACAAATGATATAAATAGCAAAAAGCTTATAATTGAAGAACTGGAACAGGTAAGAACTAAGGATGCTGATAAGGATAATAAGCTGCAAATATTACCAAAGGAAGATATTAAATTAAATATAGGGCGTTCCCCAGATTACGCTGATGCTATAATGATGAGAATGTACTATAATTTACAGCCTAATTTTGGCAAGTACTTTGTACAATAATTGAACAGTAAACTAAATAACAATTTTTTCTATTACTAATTAAGGACTATGAAACTAAACATAAAAAAAGACGGAAAGCAAAGCACCTATACAATTATAGATAGCTGGGAAGATGTAACGCTTGAAAGCTGGGCAGAATTAATAACAGCCAGCAAGGGTGCTAGTGGCAAAGCCCAAGAGGCAGTAGCCAGCTTAACTACTTTAAGCGATATGCCAGCAAGGCTTATTAAGGAACTAAGCTTAGATGATGTAGCTAAGCTAATGAAAAAGCTGGCAGATATACAGGCAAGGGCAAACAGCCAGCTGCATAATAAGATAACTGTAAATGGAAAGGATTATGGTTTTCACCCAAATTTGGAAGAAATAACTTTAGGGGAATATGCAGATTTGGAAAGCTGTATAAGTGATGGATTGAACGATAATATGCATAAGGTAATGGCTATATTATACAGGCCTATTATTGAAACGAAAGGTAATTTTTATGTGATTGAGGCGTATGATGTGGAAAGCAAAAGGATAAGGGAACAGGAATTTAAAACTATGCAGGCTGAACAAGTGCAAGCTGCACTGGTTTTTTTTTGGAGTTTCGTAAAAGCACTATCAAAAGCTTTGCCACTGTTTTTGACGGAGAGGCTGAAACAGGCGACAATGTAGGGGATGAAGATTTGACAGAAATGGGCAGAAATAATGATGCTAATTTTTCAAATAGATGGGGCTGGTTTGGGGTAATGTATAGATTAACAAATGGAGATATTATAAAATTGGAACAAATAGCAAGGCTGGAATTATATGTTTGCTTGACTTGGCTATGCTATGAAACAGATTTAGAATTAACTAAAAAAGTACAAAGAAATGTCAGAAGTTAGTAGATATGCCATGTGGCGACCAAAAAATAGTAGGGCTGTAAGCGACCAATTTCCCTATGATAGTATTAAATATAAAACTTTTAATAATGTAATAGATACTATTTGCTGTGTAGCTTTTAAGCATGCTTTTGTACACCAAGTAGATTATGGCGATATTTGGGAAGTAAACTTAGAAAAGGATGTACTATTTCCCTATTTCCACTGTGTGCCACAAACTGTAGAAACAGATGTTAGCACTTTAAAATATAACTTTCAGCTAATAATAATGGACTTAGTAGAGCCAGATAAAAGTAATGAACAGCAGGTGCAAAGTGATACCTTACAAATACTTTTGGATATTATTAGCCTTTTTAGAAATGGGGATATAACTAAAAGCAGTGCTGATGAAATACCTACTTATTATGCAGAGGGAGAATATACACTTACACCTTTTACGGAAAGATTTGATAATGCAGTAACTGGCTGGATGATTGATTTTGCAGTGCATGTAGATAATCCATTTCCAGCTTGTAATGTACCATTAAAAGACAGCGATAGCTGCATAGATTAATATAATGAAAAACAGCACCGACAACCTAGTAGAATTAAGAACTATCATTTCTCATAGTGATATACTAGCGAGCCGATTAAATGGCTTAAACGGCCTTAAAATAGCAAAGAACAATATTGTAGTAATATGGCCTTAAAACAAATAATAACAGAATAAAAATAACAAAAAACTAAGAAAAATATGGCAACTTTTACAAGTACGATTACAGAAAGTGTAATAATTAATGGTGCAAATAGGGGC